ATATGAAAGAATTTTGGAGTATGATTCAGCTTACATTTGCTGGAGTTGGAGGATGGCTAGGATATTTTTTGGGAGGGTGTGATGGACTAATAATCGCACTTCTTTTATTTGTAGTCATTGATTACATCACAGGAGTGATGTGTGCGATAACAGATAAGAAGTTATCTAGTTCTGTCGGGTTTAAGGGCATCTGTAGAAAGGTGCTTATTTTTATGCTCGTAGGAATAGCAAACATTATTGATGTTCAGATTATCAAGTCGGGAAGTGTGCTAAGAACAGCAGTTGTTTTCTTTTATCTGTCTAATGAGGGACTTTCCCTTATTGAAAACGCTGCACATCTCGGACTTCCGGTACCGGACAAATTAAAAGTAGTTTTAGAACAGTTACACGATAAGGAAAGAGAGGGAAAATAGCATGAGTAACAGTAGTTTGGTAAATATGACAATGCTTAGTCCAAATCATAGTGGTCATAGAAATCAATCGATTACAAAAATCGCAATTCACCACACAGCAGGGGCTGTCAGTGCAGCTACAATCGGTCAGATTTTTAGACCGACATCAAGACAGGCATCTTGTAATTATGGTATAGGAAATGATAATAAGATTGTCTTATGTGTTGATGAGGCTAATCGTTCTTGGTGTACATCAAGTTCATGGTGCGATAATAGAGCAGTTACAATTGAGGTGGCAAATTCAGCAAATGGCGGAAATTGGCCAGTAAGTGATAGGACTCTTGCCACACTGATTGATTTAGTTACAGATATTTGTAGAAGAAATGGTATTAGAAACTGCACCTATACAGGTGGAAAAGATGGGGTGCTTCAAAAGCATGAGTGGTATGCCAATACAAATTGTCCGGGGCCATATCTAGGCGGTAAGTTTTCGTATATTGCAAGTGAGGTAAATAAAAGGCTTTCAGGAAATAGTTCATCTTCTGGTGGAACGAGCACTTCTTCTTTATACAGGGTAAGAAAATCTTGGTCTGATTCAAAGAGTCAAAAAGGAGCCTTTAGAGATTTCGACAATGCAAAGAAGTGTGCCAATGCCAATGTGGGATATAAGGTATTTGATGCAAGTGGAAATGAAGTCTATCCAGATAAAAGCACTTCATCAAAAAGTATTGATACCATAGCCAGAGAAGTGATTTCTGGTAACTGGGGAAATGGAAGTGACAGAGTAAACCGACTTAGAGCAGCAGGATATGATTATGATGCTGTGCAAAGTAGAGTAAATGAAATTTTATCCGGAACTAACAGTAAACCAAGTGGAAAGTCCATTGATGAAGTGGCAAGAGAGGTCATCAGAGGCGACTGGGGTAATGGACAGGACAGAAAGAACAGACTTGAAAGAGCCGGATATGACTATAACGCTGTACAAAGAAGAGTGAACGAACTTTTATAACTGAATATTTAACTTTAAGCCTACTGGGGAGAAATCCTTGGTAGGCTTTATTTTTTTGCTCTTTAAGGGGTTCGAATCCATCAAATTTCTCGCTTATAGATAGCAAGGAAAATTCCTTGCTGGGAAGGAGCGTAGGAATGAATGAACAGCAAAAATATGAAATATGTAAATTGCGTAATGAAGGACTTGGTTACACCAAAATTGCTAAAGAAGTTGGAATTTCAGTAAACACAGTAAAATCATTCTTTCATAGAAATAGAAATAAAGAACCTATGATTAAGAATAAAGACGTAGTAGGCTACTGTGAAAATTGTGGTAAAGCGGTTATTCAAGTAAAGGGCAGAAAAAAGAAACGGTTTTGCTCAGATAAATGCAGAAATGAATGGTGGAATAACCATAAGGATATGGTAAATCATCGGGCTATATATGATTTTACCTGTAAGTATTGCGGGAAGAAGTTTTCTGCCTATGGTAATTCTAATAGAAAGTTTTGTAGTCATAGCTGTTATATCAAAGATAGATTTGGTGGTGATGCTTATGAATAAAGCATTAGATATTAGAGAAATCACCTATCAAATAACTATGAATTATGTTAAGAAAATGTTCATACAAAACCTCATTTCAAAAGAAGAATACATGGACTTTGAAAGTAAAATGAAAGAAAAATATACGCCAATAGCAGGCTCTATTTATAGCGATATTGACTTGATATAGTGCGGAAATTACGGGAATATGTTACTTGGAAAGGAGATGATTTTATGCCTAGAATTACTAGAATTGATGGCAAAAAAACAATAGAAAAATCAAAGAAAAAAGTTGCTGCATATGCCCGTGTGTCTATGGAAACGGATATGCTTCATCACTCACTATCTGTACAAATAAACTATTACAGTACTTTAATTCAAAATAATCCTGATTGGGAATATGTCGGAGTTTATGCTGACGAAGGAATTACTGGAAGAAATACCAAACACAGAGATGAATTTAATAGGCTCATAGAAGACTCTAAAAATGGAAAGATTGATATGATACTTGTGAAAAGTATCAGTAGATTTGCAAGAAATACAGTGGACCTTTTAAATACGGTAAGAGAATTAAAAGCAGTTGGTATTAATGTATATTTTGAACGAGAAAACATTAATTCTATTTCAAACGAAGGGGAACTTCTATTAACCTTGCTGGCATCATTTGCACAGGAAGAAAGTAGAAGTACTTCAGAAAATGTAAAGTGGGGAATTAGGAAAAACTTTGAAAAGGGAATAGCAAACTCCACTAAAGCACCTTATGGATATAGGTGGGACGGAGAAAAATTTAGGATTATTAAGGATCAAGCTGAGATAGTAAAAGAGATTTTTAGAAGATATCTTGATGGCGAATCAGCATATTCTATAGCAAAGAACTTAGCTGAACATGGGGTAAGAGGACAGACCGGAAATCCTATAGAACAAACCTCGGTTAAGCTAATTTTAGCCAATCCATCATACACAGGTACAAGATTACTACAAAAATATTATATATCGGAAAATCAAACGAGGAAAAGAAACAAAGGTGAGCTTCCGATGTATCTGGTGGATGATATGTATGAACCCATTATTTCAGAAGAAGTTCATGAAAAGGCACTTGAAATTATGAAAAAACGTGCTGAAAGTATGCCTAATAAAAATCCTAAATTAACTCCAATTTCAGGACTTGTTAAATGTGGAGTTTGTGGAGGTGGCATAAGCAGGCGAAAGTCATCAGGAAGATGGATTTGTAATACGAGAGAGCGTAAGGGAAAAACATCATGCACAAGTAGACCGATACTAGAAAAAGAACTAAAAAAAGCTGCGATGAAGATTATGGGTGAAGAAAATTTTAGCAGACATGAATTCAGAAATAAAGTAGAAAAAGTTATAGTCTATGGAGATAGAATAGATTTTATTTTATGTGATGGAGGAGTTTCTTCTATTAAAAGAGAGTATTCTGGAGAAAGAGGTAGCAATCCATATTTTTGTAAAATATACTGCAGTAATTGTGGGGATATTTTGCATAGAGCAAAATGGAGTAGTGAAGGCAAGGTATGGATATGTAGTAAAACATGCGGTGAATGCAGTGTGAGGCATATAAAAGAAAACGAGATATTTGAAGCCTCTAAACATTTCTTAGGAGAAGATTACAATGGAAAAGTTGTAGAATATATAGATAAAATTTACATTTCTAATGAGGAAGCAAAATTTATATTTAAGGATGGGACGGTGAAAATATGGCAAAGAAAGTAAGAACCATTCCTGCTACAATCAATAGATTTAACCTTGAACCTATAATTAGTATAAAGAAAAGAAAAGTGGCAGGTTATGCCAGAGTATCAACTGATAGCGAAGAACAGGCTACAAGCTATGAATCACAAATGGCTTATTATAAAAATTATATAGAAAGCAGAAGTGACTGGGAATTTGTAGGTATGTATTCGGATGAAGGCATCAGTGCTACAAATACAAAGCGTAGAGATGGCTTTAAGAAAATGATTGTAGATGCACTTGATGGAAAGGTCGATTTAATTGTTACAAAATCAGTAAGCAGATTTGCGAGAAACACAGTGGATTCTCTGCAGACGGTTAGAAAACTAAAGGAAAACGGAATAGAAGTATATTTTGAAAAAGAAAATATCTGGACACTTGATGCAAAGGGAGAACTTCTTATAACAATCATGAGCTCACTTGCCCAAGAGGAAAGCAGAAGTATATCAGAAAATACTACATGGGGTAAAAGAAAGCAATTTGCAGATGGCAAAGGCAGCTTAGGATTCAAGCATTTTCTTGGTTATGATAAAGGTTTCGTCATAAATGAAGAAGAAGCAAAAACTGTAAAACTGATTTATAA